ATTTATATAAATGTAAGCAAGAACCTATGAAGAGTCATTGTGATCCCATGGCATGTGCCATAGAGAAATTTGGTGTGGGTAATGGTGAGACTCCAGGATCTTTACCTGAATCTTTAGAGAAGTATGAATCAGATCCACCTATTTACATCATAACTATAGAAGGAGAAGAAGTAGAGTGTGATGAAGAAACACTTTGGAATCCTGATAAATTTGGAATGGCTTGTATGAATCAAGCGGAAATAATTATTGACGTAGTATCAAAACCTATGTGGAGAAAACTTTTAAAAAAATTGCATGAAGATATTCAACACACGGATGCTCCCGAGTCTTCTAAATTAGATGTTCAGATTAAAGATTTGTTTGAAAGATTTGCAACAAGAGCTCCAGGAAAAAATATATCAGATGTTAGAAAGTCTAAATCTTTTTCTGAAAACGGTAAAACTATTTTTAAATGGCAAGATTTCTGGGTGTTTATTGGTAGGAATGGTTGGGATACACGAAGAATGAATAGTATAAAAACCCAAAAGTTTTTCATAGATTTGTATGAAGGTAAAGAAAAATCTCCTAAGATTGATAATAAAACTATCCGGATAGTAGAAATAGATGAGCAAAAAATAGCAGAGCCTATCATAAGAGAGAGCAAAAAGAAACAATCTTCTTTTAGAGTAGATAAATCTAAAATATGAAACGTATAAAAATACCAGGCCCTCCTGGAACCGGTAAGACTTACAGATTAATTAATCACTATTTAAATATTGAATTGAACGAAAAGAAAACAGTAGATCAAAATATTTTATACGTAGGTTTTAGTAATGCTGCTGTGGACGAAGCCAGAAAAAGAATTCTTAATTTATATCCTGGCCACAATATTCAAGTATCTACTTTACATTCTTTAGGAAAAAGAACTTTAAATTTAGATTCTAATCTCTTATTAAAAGGAAAAACATGGCAACCTTTTGCAGATCGGTTTGGTCATAACAATTTAAAATTTGATTCTACGCCCTCAGAGACAGGCTATTACACGTATGAAGATAAGTATTTAAAAGTTATTGAATACGCAAAAAATAAATTACTAGGAAGAGAAGAAGTAGGACACGCAGCAGAAGAACTAGGTGTGTTGGACGACATAGATGTTCCTTTATGTAAACAAATTTATCAAGACCTGGAAGACTACAAACGAGATGAACGAATGTACGAATTTTCAGACATGATAAAAAAATTCATTGAAGAAGGGTGCACGCTTTCCCTCGATGCAGTCTTTCTTGATGAAGCACAGGATCTGAATCCTCTGCAATGGAAAATGTTTTATCAAATAGAGTCCCTATGTGATAGATCTTACATTGCGGGGGACGATGATCAAACGATTTATTCGTTTCAAGGTGCTTCCGCTAAAGAGTTTATTAACCTAGAAGGAGAGGTAGATCCACAAATTGTTTCTAATCGAGTTCCTAGAGCCATACATAAGCTAGCAGTATCTGTTCTAGATAACATAGAAAATAGACTACCTAAACAATGGGATCCTCGTGATGAAGAGGGAGAAGTCATTGATAATAAAGACCTTTATGACATAGACTTCAGTAAAAAAGATTGGATGATCCTAGTTCGTAGAAAAAACCAGCTTCCAGATATCGTAGAGCATTTAGAAAATAATGGTTTTTATTTTGATTGCGTATATGGAAAACTATTAACCCCTTCTTTGCTTCGTGCATGGAGAGTCTGGGACCTATTAAATCAAGGGGAAGGTGTCGAGGGGCGAGAGGCGAGACAACTATATGAAGAATGTTTTCAAGTAAAAACAAAACAAGTTAAACATGGTTTTGCAGGGGGACTAACTTTAAATGGTCTAGAGTTTGTTACCTTAAAAGAATTAAAAATAAATCATGGTCTTTTAATAGAAGGAGATTGGAAACAACTTAACATGTCCGATGAGCAACGAGAGTATATTCAAGGGCTATTAGATTCTAAGGAAGACTTACATAAAAATCCTAGAATTAAAGTTTCTACTATACATAAAGTCAAAGGAGAAGAATGTGAAAATGTTATTTTGTTTACGGATATTAGTTGGTTTATTTATAGTCAATGCACTAAGACTTCTGATTTAAAAGACACAGAGCATCGAGTGTGGTTTGTGGCAATCACTCGTGCAAAAAATAATTTATTTTTAATGAGTAAAGACCCCAACAAACAACAATACAACATAGGAGAAGATATAGTATGACTACTAAACAAGACATGGAACGTTTGTTTCCAACATCAAGACAAGAAGGCGGAGATCACTACACGAAACATAAAATCCAACCGTATACTTTTATACAGGCCAATGACTTGAATTTTTTTCAAGGCTGTGTTATTAAATATGCGGTTCGTTATAAAGACAAAAATAAAATAGAAGATCTTAAAAAAATAATTCACTATTGTGAATTAGAAATAGAAAATATGAGCAAATGAATTTTGCTTTACTAGTAACTCTTATTGTGGTGATGTATTATTATGTTTGAAACTCAAATAGAATGGAATGCTCCAGACGGTTTTCCTAATCTCTCTAAGTTTAAATACATTGCAATGGACTTAGAAACTAAAGATCCTAGTTTAAAATCTAAAGGTTCTGGTGCTATAAGAAAAGAAGGTGAGATTATTGGAATAGCTATCGCTGTAAACGAAGGTGGTTTTAAATGGAGAGGTTATTATCCTATTGCCCATGCTGCCGGTAACTTAGATAAAAAAATTGTTTTAGATTACGTAAGAGAAATTTGTGCTTATGATAATACAAAAATATTTCATAATGCCATGTATGATGTGTCTTGGTTAAAGTCTTATGGAATACCTATCAAAGGTAAAATAGCAGACACTATGGTTATGTTATCTTTAATAGATGAAAATAGATTATGGTTTTCTCTTAACAGTGCTACTTGGGACTATTTAAAAATAAGTAAGGATGAGAAAATTTTAAATGAATCTGCAGCAGCACAAGGAGTGGATCCTAAGTCAGAGATGTATAAACTTCCGGCTATGTACGTAGGACAGTATGCAGAAGCAGATGCTTCTCTAACCTTAGATTTATATTATAAGTTGGTTCAAGAAATAGAGCGTCAGGATTTACATAGAGTTTTAAAATTAGAGACAGATTTATTTCCATGTCTAGTAGACATGAGATTCAAAGGAGTGAGAGTAGATGAAGAGAAAGCACATATCTTAGAAGGAGATTTAATTTCTAGAGAACAAGTTTTATTAAGAGAAGTAGAAAAAGAAACCGGTATCTGCCCAGACATTTGGGCCGCTAAAAATATTGCAAAGATATTTGATAAGTTAAATATACCTTACCAAAAAACAGAAAAAAACAATCCTTCCTTTACTAAAACGTTTCTTAAGGAACAAGAGCATCCCGTAGCTAAGAAGATTGCTAAAGCAAGAGAATTAAATAAAATGCATACTACGTTTATCCAGAGTATTTTAAAATATGTGCATAAAGGTAGAATTCATGCGGACATTAATCCCATAAGATCGGATGCAGGTGGAACTGTTACCGGTAGATTTAGTTATTCTAATCCTAATTTACAACAAATGCCTATCCGTAATCCAGAATTAGGTGCCGCTGTACGAGGATTGTTTTTACCGGAACGAGACCATTTGTGGGGATCCTTTGACTACTCGCAGCAAGAACCTAGGTTAGTGGTTCACTATGCAGCGGACGACGAGGAGCTAGGGAAGACCGAAGCGGTTAAAAAAATCGTAGGACAGTTTAATGATGACAGTGTAGACTTTCACCAAGTAGTGGCAGATATGGCTGGGATCGAGAGAAAGCAAGCAAAGACTATTAACTTAGGTTTGTTTTATGGAATGGGAAAAGCAAAATTACAAAATGAATTAGGTTTAGATCAAAATGAAGCAAGAGATTTATTTGATAAGTATCATGAGAATATTCCTTTTGTAAGTCAGCTTACTAGACAGGCTATGACTGATGCTAATGAAACAGGAGTCATAGAAACTATTGGTGGAAGACGTTGTCGTTTCAATAGATGGGAGATCAACGAGTTTACTAGAGAAATGAAAACATTAGGAACTAAATTAGAAATAGCAGAATCTTTTCGTGAAAGAATTAGAAAAAAATTTCCAGACTATTCTGATAAGAATTGGTCTGATTTAGAAAAAGATTTAATTTCTGATAACCCAACAAGGATTAAAAGAGCCCTTACTTATAAAGCTCTTAATAAATTAATTCAAGGTTCTGCAGCAGATATGACTAAACAAGCTATGTTAGACCTATATAAAGAGGGTATTGTACCCCATATTCAGGTGCATGATGAATTAGATATATCTGTCGTTAATAAAGAAGAAGGAGAAAAAATAAAAAAAATCATGGAAAATGTCAAACCAGGTGGTATAACTATGAAGGTTCCAAATAGAGTTGATGCCGCTTATGGTAAAACTTGGGGAGAGATCGATGGATAAATTA